TAAGGATACAGAAATAACAGACTTGAAAGCAAAAGTCAAAGAAACAGAAGAGAAAGATGATACTGAAGATAATGCAGAAGAGGGCAAAAAGCCAGAAGAGAAATCTGCTGAAGAAACAGCTATGCTTGAAGTTAAATCTGAACTGAAAGCACTCAAAGATAATGCTGAGAAGAAAGACAAAGAAATCAAAGAACTGAAAGATGTTGTTGAAAAAGCTAGGCATAAAGCAATTGGTGCTGAAAATAAAGGCGAAAACAACGATGCAGATTTAGAAATAAAGGGCATAGGCGCTCTTGATATGATTTAGGGGTGAAATACAATGCAAAGAAAATGCACAATACAAGGAAGAGAATTTGAGATAGGAACTAAAGGCATGGAAGCTGAAATGAAGCATCTCGCAGGACATGGATACAATCAAGTTGGTGTATATCAACATTCTTTCGGACCACTACAAGATAAGTCTTGTTATTTTGGAGGAATGAGAGAGTCAACAGATATGAGACCATTACTTGAGAGCGCAATGGTTAAAGGTATGAAATCTTTATCTAGCACAACTGGTGGCGCAGGAACAGCAGGATATGCACTGATTCCAGTATATGTGGACCAGAGAATCGTTGACCAAAGTAGGAAATATACTCCTCTTGTTGAATTGATTCCAAGAGTTACAAACATGGGCATGACTGCTGATTACAACATAATCACTGCAAAAGGTGGAGCAGTTACAGCACCAGAAGATTCAGCATTATCAGAATCTAACGACACATACGACAGGCAAAGCGTAGCAATCAAGTTCTTGTATTCAGTAGGAAGAGTTACTGGACCAAGCCAAGCTGCAATGCCAAGTTACATCCTTGAAGGATTCCAGCCAAGCGGTGCAGGGAATACAGCAGGTTCAACATTTGGACCAAGCGCAGCACCTAACGCAAAGCAGGTAGAAGTTCTTATGAAAGCAAGGGCAATGAAAGAGTTAGAAGAAAACTTGATAATCAACGGAGATGCAAGTTCAGATGCTACTCAGTTCAGCGGAATTGTTGTACTTCAGGGAACAACTAACCAACTGGATCTAAACAGCGCACCTATCACATGGGATGATGTTGAGACAGTAATCCAGTATGCTTTTGATGATGGAGGAAGACCTAAATTAGGTATAGCTTCAAGTTCAGTAGTAAGTGATTTAAGGAAGATAATGATAGACCATTTCAGGATGTCACCATCTGATTTAGGTGGAGAGATTGTGTTTGGAATACCATCTAAACTTATCCTTGACACGATGGTTGGACCAATACCAGTTTTACCTAGCATGTATCTAAGCAATACAAGCGGCGCAAAACAGATATTCTTCCTAGATACTGACTTCATAGAAATGCGTGTTCTTCAGGACATGACATATGAAGATTTGGCAAAAACCAACGACAGCAATAAATTCATGTTGAAGATTTACGAATGCTTGATAATGAGATCAACACCATTCAACAGTTTTATTGATAATATCGCATGAGGTGATAAAATGGCAGCAATAGATATAGCAGATTGCACAGTCGTAATGGATGCACCATTGGCTGGCTTTAACGTATGGACAATAACAACACCTGCAACAGCAGATGACGCAGACACTATCGATGTATCAAGTATTGTAACTGCATCAAAGATTGTAGCAGCAAGTTGTCAAGCTGCAACAGATGGATGGCTACCAGTGGCAGCTATCTCAACTGCAGGAGTTCTGACAATTCCTGGAAGCACAGACAACGAAGCAAGAACAATCTATGTAATGGGTAGGTTATAGGTGACAAGATGGGAAATCAAGGATTAATATCCCCAAAAGGAACAGCATGCCCACCTTATTCAAATGGCCCTTATGAACATGACCAGCTTTGGGTAAGGAATAAACCTTGCGTTGATGGTGCTGATAGGTATGTTCTTGAAGAGAATTTTAATCAAAGACCTGGGCTAAATGCCAGCGTTGGAATTACTTTCAATGTGGACTTTGAGATTCTTGGAACAAATGCAGCAGAAGCAGACGTTGTGTGGGGAACAACTGTGGGAGGACTTGAGTTAAAGACTCATGGTGCTGACAATGACCAGGTTATTGTTCTGCCTCATTTAGACACACTTCAGACTGGTTGGACTAATGTTCTATGGGGAACAGAGAACCAGATTATCTGGGAAGCTGTAATCAAGACATCAGACGTAACAACTGGAATCTTGATTTGGGCAGGCTTGAAGTTGACAAGTGACCCTACAGTTGCAACAGACGACGACCAAGCATATTTTAGGTTTAGCACAGATGATGCAGATACAAACTGGGAAATAGTCAATAGTATAGGTGGCACAGACACTACTTCAGATAGCGGAGTAGCAGTTTCTGCAAGCACAATCTACTATTTCAGGATAGAGATTGATGCTGACAGACAAGCGCATTACTTCATAGATAACAAAGAAGTTTATAGGAGCGCTGCCATGACTGATGACATTGACTTGATTCCTTATGTGGGAGTTCAATGTTTAGATGCAACGCCATCTTCACAGTACCTTTATCTTGTAAAACAGAAAATCTCAAGATATGTCTATGAATAGATAGACAATATTTTTTATTTTTTTGATTAGATTATTTAGATTAAACCTAACCCCTAAACTTAACAGGCAATAAACGAGGTGAATAAAATAGTAACAAAAATATCAAGATTCAGATTAAAAGGTACAACTGATGCTTCAGGTGATGCAACAGTCACAGGAGATAAAGTTGTTAGAGGAAAAATCAAGTGCATAGTTCTTAATATTGCTGCATTAGATGCAGGCGCAGACACAGTTATAACTTCTCCTGATGATATAGTTGACCAGACTATTTGCAATCTTACAAATAATGGCGCAGACACAGTCCTTTATCCTAAGATTTTGGCAACATTGAACACAGGCGGAGCACTCACAGCAACAGGAAACACTTATGAAGATTATTGCATATTCAGCAGATTAAAAGCAGTAATCGCACAAGGTGGAGATACAAAAGCATTCACAATTGACTTTTATGTAGAAGAATATTAAAGAGGTAAAAACAATGGAATTCAAAAACAACACAAATGAATCAAAGAGAGTAAGGATTGAAGAAGGCGAAGGAAAAAGAAAAGGTTATAGATGGTTAACTATCAAACCAGGAGAATCAGTTGATATTGCAGAAAATTATGGTCTTAATCTTGGATTTACTCCAACTGGCAAAGTAGATGATACACCTGAAGCAGGAAACGAAGCTGAAGAATCAGAAGAAGAAGGCACAACTTTCGCAGATGAACTTAAAGCAATAGATGGAATCGGTGCAAAGACGGTAGAAGATATATTGAAAGTCTATCCTGACAAAGACAGCTTAGGAAAAGCAGTCCAGGACAATGTAGAGCTCCCTTTCAGAAATGATGTATCTCAGAAACTTTATGAGTTGTTTGAATCAGGAAACGAAGCTGAAGAATCAGATGATGCAGTTGAAGTATCTGAAGAAGATCAAGAATCAAAAGAGGAATAAACCCTAAATGAGCCAAATAACTAACGCAGTATTGAATGAAAGGATAAAGAATATGGAAAAGGCTATAACTGATAAGATTGATGGGATACAAAAATCTATTGGGGAAATCCATACAGAAGTTAAATGCAATACTGAGTTTAGATTAAAATTCAAAGGAGTCATTGCAACAATCACAGGCATAGCTGCTTCAATAGGTGCTTTTTCATTTTACTTTATTGAAAAGATATTTGGAAAAGGAGGTAATTAAGAATTACATATATTACGATTGATGATATTAGGCGAGCAAGTGGAGCTCCAAGTACACTTATATCTGATACTTATATAACTAGCTGGATTACTATTGTTGAAAAATCTGTTGAAAGATGGATGAATACAAAATTTACACCAACAACTAGGATAGATATTGTTGATGGTTCAGGCCTTCCCTGGATATTCTCAAGAAAGAATCCAGTATTGGCAATAAGAAAACTTATTACAAATGATACTGACATAAGCCTTGATAAAGTCTTTGTCAACAAATCAAGCGGACAGATTGAACTAAGCAGCGATGCAGAGACAAGCAATTTTATCAACAAAAAGCAGACAGTTAAATTAAAGTATCTATTTGCTTTAATGGATGAAAGCGATTCAGAAACTACAAGCGCAGCTGCAACGACTGCAGGAACATCAGTAAGTGTGGAAGTTGTTGATAGTTCAGTATTTGCGCAGTATGACTGGGTTGAAATATATAGCACAGACGGAAATCGTGAAGTCGCTAAAATCAATACCATAACAGACTCAACGCATATAGTCTTGGATGAACTTGTCCAGGCGCATGAAAGCGGAAGTATTGTAATTAAATTAGAATGTCCTTATCATATAAAGAGATATATGGAACTTGAGGCAGCAATAGCTGTAGGTTTGCAGGCTGTAGGCAAGACTTATACATTCAATGCCTCTTATGGATTAGGTGACTTTAATGTTGTAAAAGGAGTCCCCTATACCCACTGGCGAGAAACTATAGTTCAAAATATCAAAGAAAGAAATTCATTACAAAGCAAGGTTAAACCAAGACCTTGCATAATGGTGTAGGTGATTAAGATAGCATGGGATGACGTAAAGGTAGCATTTGATGATATTACAAGTGCTGACCATAATGATCTGGTTACAGCAATCAAAGCAAAACCAGCTGTAAGTAGTTCAACACCTACAGGGATTGGATATATGTACATAGACACAACAAATATAAAGATATATATAGCAACTGGAACAACAGGTTCTAGTGACTGGAAAAAGGTGCTTTCAACATGAAATCTAAAATCATAATCGGAATAATTGCATTATTTATCTTATCTGCTTTTGTCTTGGCAGGAGATTACCAAGTAGATGAAAATATGAATCTGCTCGGAAACGATATTCACAATGCAACAAATGTAAATGGGACAAATATTTATCAAGACGGAAATAAAGCTCTTGATGTCTCCGGAATAGATGGAAGCAATATAACAAGTGGCACAGTAGGAGAATCTTATCTTCCAAGTAGCATTTACACGATTGCTTTAAATGGTTCTAAGGTTGACACTGGCACAATCAGCAGTTCATATATTCAAGATGCTTACGTTCTGAATATTGGCGACACTTGGGAAGGTAATATGAATGCAGGAGAGTATAATCTTACTAATGTGGATAATGTAGATGCTGAACAAATAAATAATATTTATTATGTCCAATCTGGAATTGCCTCAAATATTCAAACAAAGCTGCAAAATAATAGGGTAATTATCATTCCTGAAGGAAATTATGAATTTGATAATACCATTAATTTAACAGGATTAGAAAATGTAACTATTATTAATTATGGTTCACTTTATTGGAGTTCTTCAGCTACACCTTTAAATAGGACTGATTATCATTCCAGTACTCC